GAGCGCAATCATAAGAAAACTGCATAATACAACGCTTTGTCTTTTCTTTATTTTTAGGATTAAATATTAAATTCTCATACTGCTCATAAAGCTTATATAAATATTCAAATTTAAACGACGCTGAAGACAATGCAATCAATTTATTATTAGGCCAAATGTATCTTTCTTCTTCAGTCATTTCGCCTTTAGCAATCAATTGAGTTTCAAGATTATATAGTTCTTCTCTTTGTGTGGGATTCTGAACTACAGATAAGAACGGTACTATTACTTCGTTATAAATACGCTCTGGCATCAATAAAAATTCATCAATAATGATTCTATGAAAGCGAAAACCACGAAGCTTTTCACCATCACCCAAAGGTAATGCGCGAATTCGGCTTTTGCCAATTTCCATTACCCATTCATCATTAGACTTTGATACTTTTGTAATACATTGTTTTAAAAGATAAGCATCTGGCTTGGCAGCAATATCTTCTATCTTTTTAAATATCATTTTTGACTGACGAAATGAACGAGACAAAATACCAGTTTCAATTCCTTGATTTAATATAGCATCAAGCACAGCATAAATACCAGTCGTATAAGATTTACTCATACCACGCGACCATACTCCTAAAAAATAATCACTTTCCAACATCGCTTTAATAGCCATATGTTGAAAAGGAAATAATTTCACTCCAGTTATTAGATCAGTAGCGAAAGTTGTGTTGTTGCGAAGAAATTGATAAAACAACAACTTCGCTTCACGCTCTTCTATATAACCAGGAATCTTAGCTAATTCCTCATTGGAAATTAACTGCGACTTCCTTAATGCTTGATTGCCTGTTTCCCAGCTCATTGTCTAAAAAATATTGAATATCTACTTGCCACAGTGACTTACCATGATACAATAATTTAGGTATAATATCTAAAGATTTATTTCTGCTTCCTGTAAATATAAACTGAATATGTCTAGGATATTTATGACATAAGTTACGCATATTGTGAAAAACATATTCTAAATTTGTTTTTCTATTATACTTGCGCTGGTTGATTAAAATATTATTTATGCTAGACTCAACAACCACAAATAAATAACAATTTAATTCAACGGCTTTAATTAATTCTCTTTCAAATCTTTCTATTCCAGAAGCCATCGTGCCAAGAAAGTCAGATTCACTTTTTCTATCAACGAAAGTATTAGTAAAATACTTTTTATCAGCAATTAAATAATCGCCTACGAATATTTTCTCAATTTTAGATTTAGGAAACTCCAAAGCATCCTGCTCTCTTGTATCAACTAAGATAGGTAAATGAGATACATTTGTTTTATTAAAAGCTTCTGGCAAATTTTTATTATATAGAGGTTCAATATTTAGTAGCTTACACGCGCCTGTGTATGAATTAAAATATTTCTTATAAATATTTAAACTTGGCAGATTAAGAGTAATCAACTCGTTATGAAATGGCGCAAAATGATATTGTTTTTCATCAATTCTCTTCTTTAGTAATTCAATACATTTTGTTTTGACTGTTTCCTCATTAGATGCAGCCTCCCACTTCAAAAATTCTGTATAATCAAGAAACTCTGTTTCAAAATATTGTTTCTTATTCTTAAAAGGTATTTGTTGACGATAATAAAGAGAATATCTTGGATAATATTTACAATAATACTCCGCTTGATAAAGATTATGCTTTTTTAAATGAGCATGAAAAGATTTATCATTATTATAAGACTCGCTACAGACTTTACACTGAATCATATAGCATCTTCTTTAGAAATTCCTAAAATTCTAGATTTCCATGAAGACATACTCTCTAATCTATCAGCTTCTTCCTTAATTGTTCTCTTTTGCATGTCAGCAATCTGTATCATCATCTTGCGTTCTTGCTCATCTTGGAACAGTTCTACAAGATTAAGGATAGAAGCGTTCTTCTGATGCGTTTGTTCCACTCTCTTTGAGCGTTCACCATTCAGCTTCTGAATGCTTTTATCAATACGACCAGCACATTGATTATATTCTTCAGAGATAGTCTTAAGAACTTCAGTTAGACGCATGGTAAAATCTTTTTGATCTTGCGTCTCATTGAACATGTCATTTATCTTATTCTTTTTTATATCGATCTGCCGTAGATTAATATAATCCATGCATACATTTATGTATAAATTAATTTCATCAATCGTGAGATCTGGTTTATCCCACACAGATCTAACAAACTCCGCTTCGAATAACTCTTTGTCTGTAGAACTGTTATAAGAATCATAGTTACCAACAAATCGTGGACTAGATAAATAAGTTAATAGTTTCTCCATGCATTTTCTATGCTGTAGAGATAACTTTTCTTCAGAAATATTTTGGCCGCACCATTTATTAGCTTTATTTATTACAGTTTTGATAGAACGGGGTACTGAATACTTATCTCCAACCCCAGATTCGTTATCTACTAAATGATCTGGATATTTTTCTTTAATATATCTTTGAACAGCGCGATATTCTGCTGTAATAAAAATATTTAAATTCTCAACGCCTACAAACTTTTCATGAAATATTAGTTCTGTAACTTGTCTTGGTGTGATTCCTGTTTTTATATTTTGATCAATAAATTCACAATTTTCTTTTGATAGTATTTCTACTGTCTGCGTTGGCTTTGGCTTTTCTTGCTTCTTAGAGAAACCAGTTGAGATTAAAAAATCTCTTACAACCTTAGCTTCTTTAGCTCTGCCAGTCAGATCTTCACGATTAAAAACAAGATTAGCTAATACAACATAATCTTGTATACCTTCATTAATTTTTCTTAAAATAAATGCTTTATTGTCGTCTGTTAACATATTAAGAAGAGAATATATCGTTGTCTTTTAATAAATTTTGAGCCTTAATATACAACATTTTTTTTAAATTTTTTATTTGCTTGTAACCCGCTTTTCTACCCTTTTCCGATGTCTTAAATTTCAAAATTTTAGCAACCTGATCATCAGTCAAATTATCCACAAAAAACATTTTATAAATAAAATAATGTTTATCACTTAAAGAATTTTTCATTAAATCATGCAATTTATTTTCTGCTAATTTGTAATCATGATTAATTGTTGATTCAACATTCAGAAAATAATTTTTATGATTTTCTAAACTAACTGTTATTTTTACATCGTATGCTGATTTTTTTATCTTTTCCCATTTGGCGTACAATGGACATTCATTGCATTGCTTTCCATTTGTAGTAAATCCGCAAGACATTTCAGCGCCAGAATCGCCTTCTTTATTTTGATTAAATGGACAAGATAAACACGGTCTTGCAAAGCTAGTATAATTATTACGGATTATATTTCTAATCTGATTTGTAACTATGCGATTCACCCAAGGCTCAATAGCTCGCGATTGATCCCATAAATGCCATTTCTTATAGATATGAACTTTTATAATCTGTTCAATATCTTCAAAATCAAACCAAGTAATCGCTTTTAACTTCCATTTATTTTTTCGCTTTTTGATTACTTGGTCAATCGTTTCATACATGTCTTCAAATTTTTTCTTTTTACGATTCATCAATATCTTGGATTGGGCGCGAACTACACTCCTTTAAAGATTGACTTAAAAATTCTTCTTTACTCAATCTTCTATAATTAGAATTTGGCCTAGATACCACTCTTTCACTAAGATCTACTGGTGCAGCATTAAATAAATCTTTACCTGAATATTTATTGCCTGCTGGCTTTTCAATTTCGTATGATAATTTGGAAGGTCTTACGAATGTTGTTGGAATGCCGTCTTCATCTACCTCAGAAGTTTGAGCGCGAGAAATATTTCTTTTCTGAATTGGGTTTTGCAAAGTTGGCTTGTTTACATTATTAAATCCCCCTAGAGAATTGCCACAACTTGTGCAAAATTTTGAACCAAGAACGTGTTTTGTTCCACAATTTGAACAGTAAATGTTACTCATATTGTATTATATCAGTGTGTATTTGTTTTATCTAATTTCTTGAACATACTTACAATATATTTTAATATTTCGCTACGCATAATATCTTCTTCGTCAAATTGAAAACAGTAAATACCGCGCTCTTCGCTTTCTTTATTATTAAATAGATCGTATATTCTCATAAAACCAGATTTGTTACCAATATCTGATTGCATTGCGTCTCCACAAATAAACATTTTTGTTCCTTCACCAATACGAGTCAAAAGAGTTACCAATTCTTTATTACTATAATTTTGAGACTCATCTGCGATGATAATTTTATCATTCCAAGTCGCGCCTCTTAGAAAATTAATAGGAAGAGCTTCAATATAACCATTCGTTTCTAAATATTTTGATTGAGACATTGGCAATAATTCATCTAATTTATCATAAAGAGGCATCATAAATGGATTAAACTTTTCATCTACAGTCCCCGGCAAAGATCCCAAAGCTCTTTCTCCAGATTCAGCTATAGTACGAATATATTTGATTTCTGATTTTGGATTTGAATTTAACATGTGCAAAGCGCAATAAACAGCCAAGAAAGTTTTAGAGCTTCCAGCGGGACCATTGATAAAAATAATTTTAGTATTCTTGTCAAAAGCTATCTGAGCGAAACTTTTTTGTTTATCTGTCAATTTAAAGTCTTTAATATTTAATCTAACAAGTTTAAGATGATTTTCATCAATATTTTGTTTGATGTCTTCTTTTTCCTTTGGAATTCTTTTCTTTTTGGTTGACATGTTATTTATTCAGTTACACTATATTGTATGGTTTTTCACTGCTTGAGCGTACCTTATTCGCCAACTAACAAAAATATTTCATTATGCGCGTTTGTTCAAAAGGTTTACAAATTCTGTGACGAAATGACAAAAAGAGGACATACTGTTTATCATTATGGTCATGAAGATTCTATTGTTAACTGCACAGAACATATTAATGTTATTAATAATGATATATTAAAAAACAGTTATGGCAACTTAAATGATTGGAAGACTAAAGGATTTGATCAAAGTGTAAATACAGAAGCTGTAAAAATATTTAATAACAATTGTATTATTGAATTAAATAAAAGAATAAAATCAAATAACGAATTTATATTATGCTGGTTTGGATTTGCTCACGAACCATGTGTTAAACATTTTTATAATAAAGCTATTGTAGTAGAACCAAGTATTGGATATGATAGTATGTTCGCGCCAATTAAAATATTTGAGACACACGCTCAAATGCACAAAATGCACGGACATTCTGTAACATCAGTTAGTTTAGGATCTGAATTTGTAGTTTATCCCGGTTTTGATCCTGATGATTTTTTATACAAAAAAGAAAAATCAAATACAGCATTATTTTTAGGTAGAATTATTGAAGATAAAGGAGCTAAATTAGCTTATGATATTTGCAATCATATAGGACAAGATATAATTTTTGCAGGACCAAATATCTTAAATCTTAAAGATACTAAATATTGTAAATTTGCAGGCTTCGTCGATCCCACACAACGAATGCATTTATTAAGCGATGCAAAATTTTTATTTGCTCCTTCGTTATTCACCGAGCCTTGTAATTGGACAGTGATAGAATCTCAGTTCTCAGGCACCCCTACAATAACAACAAACTTTGGCGGTTTTACTGAAACTGTTTTACAAGGAGAAACAGGATTGAGATGTTTTAGCTTAAACGATATGATTTACGCAGCGCAAAATATAGATAAAATTATTAATCCTGAAAATTGTTATAAAAACGCTCTATCAAGATTCACTATAGAACAACAATGTAACTATTACGATTACTTATTTAAGTCTTTAATGCATTGATCTATTTTTTCTTTAACCATTTCAAAAGATATTTCTTTTGAGCATTCAAAATTCTTATTTCTAGGACAATACATCCAATGACTTAATATTCCATTAACATTGTCTATTGAACTATCATTTAAACAACCATGACAAATATTATCATTAATTACTCTATAACAATTCTTAGAAAATTCATTATCTTGATTTGTGCAACCTGATATCATAACTACTTTTTTATTCAAAGCCCAAGCTAACCATGACAAACCACTGCTAAGTCCTATAAAAAAAGCGCAATTTTTTATCTGTTGAATTCTATAGTCTATAGGATAGTTGCCTGTTTCATTTATAGCTCCATCAGGAATTTTATTCCATTTTCCTTTCAAACCAAACATTTCATCTTTATCAATAACATAAACATCATAATTTAATTTTTTTAAATAACGTACAACTTTTTGCCAACCAACACTATTATTCCAATATTTCATTTGACTAGTTGAATGAACGCTTATACAAACATATTTTTTCTTTTTATTAAAACAGTGCTTACTATATGTATTAATTAATGGTATAATTTCTTCATAATCTAGACCCAAAGCATCACAAGCTATTTTTTGCATAGGACCTTCTCTGAATACGAAATGAACGTCCTTTGTCACATCAAAAGTATCAGAATAATCTAAATCCACAAAAAATACATTTGGATTATTTGAAACAAATAGATCTTTCCACTTGGTTTTAACGTAAACAGTTCCACCATATTTTTTTTGATACGCATCTCCATATATAGAAAATGCAATATTATCACCTAAACTATGAGTTACAAAATTAATTAAAGTTTTCATTTGCTAAATCTTTTATGCAATTATTAATTTTTTCTCTAACCATGTCAAATGTAATTTCTTTCGAACATTCAAAAATTCTATCATCATTTTTATGCTCTGGACACCACAACCAATCACCAGCGTCAAATTCATACTTCTTATTATTCCAACAACTATTGCAAACTTTATCATTATGAACTCTATATTTAGTAAAAAATTCAGATTTAGGATTTGAAAATCCTGAAATTAAAATAACTGGTTTTTTACATGCCCAAGCTAACCAAGAAAGTCCAGATCCTAAACCAATGAAAAAATCACAATTATATAAATCTTCAATTCTATCTTCAAAAGATAAATTACCAGTTTTATCAATACAGTTATTTGGAATTGTATTAAAATTTTTTCCAGAACCGAAGCTTTTATCTTTATCTATACATATCACTTCATATCCTAAACTTTTCAAATAGTCTACAGTTTGTTGCCATCCAGAATCGTTGTTCCAATATTTAGCTTGCGCCGTACTTTGAGTAGCTATACAAACTGTTTTTTTATTATTTTTTGTTTTTTGTTTAATCAGTTCTGGTGGATTGTAACCATACGGTAATCCTAGAATTTCATTAGCCACATCTCCAAGAGACAATTCGCGCCAATCTTTACTACAGTTTGCATTTGGACCAAACGGACGAAAGCAACCTATTTTATAAACATAAGTATATTTATTTGTATTAACCTCAGAAAAATTAAAAAAGTTAATATTTTTATAATAGATTTTATCAAAAATGTTTGGCAGCGTAGAATAATAATCAATAATACAATCGTGTTTCTTTTGAAATTTATCAACAGCGTCCATCCAAGCTACAGTATCACCTATAGAGCCAG